GGTAGAGTTGTATTCCATTCTTGGAACACTTATGGTGATGTTGATGGGTATATAAGTTCTGTTGGTACTGGTAATATTGAAGGTAGTGGTTATTTCCAAGGTAGTGAATTCCATGTACCTGGAGATATAAGAACTCCAATAATGTATGATAGAAATAACACCGGATATTACGATGACCCTAATGGAACATCTAGATACAACTATGTAGTACCTAATAGGATTAAACTTGTTAATAATGTAAACTATGAACCTCGTTGGGATTTCACCGCATATGTAGTTGAAGCACAGCACTGGTATGGTAATAACGGTTCTATGACAATGTATATGGGTGAGAGTGGTAATACTATTCAAGTACCTGGTAGTGGTGGTATTAGACCACAAATAATGTACGATTATAGTGATACAACATATTATACTGACCCTAATAGTGAAAGTAATATGGTTGTTACTAGAACCGCTTTGAGAGCTAAACAAGGTATGGCTGGATATGGTGGTGGTAGTTGGTTTGATGACTTCTCAAATACGCCTGTTACCTCAATGACGTTCGGACAGGATAAATATACCGGTGGACCTAGTGGAACTTGGTGGTTTCAACTGAATATGAGACACAACAACGGTAGTAATAACTGGGGTACTCAATTGGCATATGGTTGGGAAGATAACGCTAACCGCTTTTTCTCCCGTAATGTTCAAGGTGGTAGCTGGAGTGGTTGGGTTGAATATGCTAATACGAATAACTTTGGTTCTTTAGGACTTCTTACAACAGGAAATTATACCGGAACATTAGATGGTAGATATTTCTTTGATTATGGATTTACTACTGGATACCCTGGTACAAATGCAGATGGAATGCCTGGTAACCGCTCTGCGTTTACTTATTCCAACGCAGCACCATTAACTGGTTGTATTGCACACTTTGGAGCATCTGGATATGGTATTCAATTAAATGGTGATTACTATGGCGATTCATTCTCATTAAGAAGTAGAAATGGAGATAATGGTACTTGGAGGCCTTGGAAACGAATGCTTACTGATTATAATTACTCAAGCTATGCCGTTATAATAAATGGTTGGCATGGTAATTTGTATCACAATACCGATGGTAGAATTTATTCAACAATAGTTTATGATACTAATGATAGTGGTTATTACTCTGACCCTAATGGTGGATGTAGATTTGCATACACCAATACAAATGGTGGTTTTTCACAATCTAATACCCAATTCCAATTTAATGTAAATAGGGGCGGATATTGTGGTAGTCTTGATTCGGGAAATATGCAACCATATTCGCAAAGTAATAACTCAGCATTCTTCTCATTCCATAAAGCAGGTTACTACGCGGTAAATATGGGACTTGATGCTGATAACGTAATTCGTATAGGTGGATGGTCTGCATCCTCAAACAGATGGCAATTAGACCCATCTGGTAATATGTATGCAGCTGGTAACGTTGTAGCATATTCATCTGATGAAAGATTAAAAGAAAATATTACTACAATTCCTAACGCACTTGATATGTTGAAGGAATTAAGGGGTGTTTATTTTGATTGGAAAGATTTTGTGGATGATTTAGGATTTAACCCGATTGACAGACATGATATTGGAGTAATTGCACAAGAAGTTGAAAAAGTTATACCACAAGCTATTAAACCGGCACCGTTTGATGCATTGGGAGATGGAAAATCTATAAGTGGTGAACATTATAAGACGGTACAATTGGAAAAAATAATACCTGTCCTTATACAATCCGTAAAAGAGCAGCAAGAAATTATTGAAAATCAAAATAAACAAATAGAAGAATTGAAAGAAATGGTTTATCAAATTCTAAATAAAAAATAAAATAGATTGTATTTATTAAAAATGATTATATTATGGCATTAAAACGAAATTATGAAATAGCCGGGACTGGTATTGAAATTCAAAACGCATACCATGTAATAACAACACTCTCCGTTGAAAAGAGAGCAAATGATGTTTACACACCGGAACATTTACAACATCATCCAGATTTTAGTGCACCTGATGTAGAATGGAAAGCCGGTAACATTGGACATATATCAATTACTATTTGGAAAGATAAAGAGTCTAGAGATTCTGGATTAAAACCAATTGGATTTATAGGCGGTAATGCAATTCATAATAGACTTAATGCACAATCGGTATCGGTTGGTGTTGATTTTGATTATCGATTTTTAGTAGATGTCACCGGCGATGATAACCACATAACACAGGCATATCAATATTTATTGACAACCGAATATTATTCTGGTTCAATTCAAATATAAACAACGTATTTATTTTTAAAAAGAATATATTTATAACAAATAAACAAACAAATTATGGCTTACATAGAACAAATCTGGCAATTAAAAGGCTTAAGAAAACAAAATACCGATAACCTATCCGATGTAATCATAGGAACTCAATGGAAAGTAACACTAGTTGACGATCTTGGATATTCTGGTAGTTTTGATGGAGCAACACCATTTAACATATCAAATATTAATTCTAATTCATTTACTCCATTCGGTGAACTGACAGAAGAGCAAGTATTAGGATGGATAAAAAACCATGTTAGTGGTTCAAATACCTCAACAAATTATTGGGAACATATTACTGGACAAATAAGCAAAGCAATCAATGCAAATAGATACAGTGAATCTAGAGTTGATGAAAATAACTTTCCGTGGTCTCCAAATTCCGGTTCAGCTGAAATTAGTACTCCCGCATAACGTTATACTTTAAAAAAATATAGTACATACCCAAAGCACTTTAACTAATAAAATTGTGTTTTGGGTATTTTCATTATATTTATATGTGTATTGTTATAAAAAAATAATACCAACAATCAAAATCAAATCGGAGAAATAAAATGGCAGAAAGAATTGTATCACCTGGTGTATTCACAAGAGAAAATGACCTGTCCTTCTTAGCACAGGGAGTAGGTGAAATTGGTGGCGCATTTATAGGACCTTTCAAACAAGGACCTGTATATGTACCAACTGTAGTAAGAACTCAATCAGAGTTTGAAACTATTTTTGGAACACCTGATGGGACCTATTATACTGAATACGCAGTACAAAATTATTTAAGAGAAGCGGGTTCAGCAACAATTGTAAGAGTTGGTGGAATCGGTGGTTATTTCCAAACATCACCAATTGCAATTAAAGCATCTGGTTCATTTGGAGAAAAAATCGTTGCAACTCTACATTCAACAAGAGTTGGAGATGAGACTGTGGGTTTCCCAAGTTCAGTTCTAACAAATGATGGTAGAGCGGCGTTTTCTGGTTCTTTCTTACTATCTGGCTCTGGTATTGGTTTGGTTTCTGCATCTGTATTACCATCATCTCAAAATGATATTAGAGATGTATTTGGTGAATCTGCATTTGGTTCTAAACATGCATATTCATACACTTATTTTGAAAATGTAGCAAGTGAATATGATACCGATGGTGGTGGTGCACAAGGTGTTGTAATTAGTGTAGTACAATTACCAACACAAGATTTTACTAACGATGCAACTGTAGCATCTACTCCTTGGATTGTATCACAAAAAGATAATAACGATATAAGATATGACCTTTTCCGTTTCCATACAATTGGACATGGTAATGTTTATAATAAGAAATACAAAATTGGTATTTCAAATGTAAGAGCAGCTGGTGAAGATGGTTCAACTGATTATGCTGTATTCTCTGTAACGCTTAGAACATATGGCGATACTGATAAGAGAAAGAGTGTAAGTGAAACATGGAATAATGTAAATTTAGACCCATCATCTCCTAGATATATTGCTAGAGTAATCGGTGACAGATATTTTGAAACTGATGCAAATGGTAAAATTACTGAATTTGGTGATTACACAAACAAATCACTTCATATAAGAGTTGAAGTTGCTAAAGAAGGTTCATTCCCTATTTCAGCAGCACCATTTGGACATGGAGCATATGAATTACCAATCGTAACTACTGCAAGTGATAGTTTAATACCTGCAGTTACATATCAGACTGGTTCTGCTAATAACACATCATCATCTCCAGTTTATTTCTCTGGATTTGATTATGAAACAACTGGTGTTGTTATTGATAACACTCAATATTTAAAACCAATTCCTAAAAATGCAACAAATGGTGCAAATACATTGTTTGCATTTGATTCGCAATTGACTTATAAGATGACCGGTTCAGCAGCTGTTGATATGGTTAAAAGACAATTTTTAGTAGCATTCCAGGGTGGATTTGATGGTGTTAATCCAACAATTCCTATCGCTAAAGCTGGTGATAAAGACCTAAATGGTAATGATATATGGGGTGCATCTAATAACCAAGGCTTCAATTGTGGAGCATCAACTACATCTGGTTCAATCGGATATACTAAAGCAATCAACGCTTTATCTAATCCTGATGAATATGATATTAATTTAGTTGCGGCACCTGGTATCAATAGAGAATTACATCCTGCAATCACACAAAGAATAATTGATATGTGTGAAGACAGACAAGATTGTTTCTATATTGCTGATTTTACTGATTATGATTCATCAATAACAACCGCAACTGAACAAGCAAACGCAGTTGATTCAAACTACGCAGCTTGTTACTATCCTTGGTTAAAAACAATTGATGTTAATACCAATAAAATGACAACTGTTCCACCATCAGTATTATTACCTGCAGTATTTGCAAGTAGTGATAGATTATCTGCAGAATGGTTTGCACCTGCTGGTTTAAATAGAGGTGGTATTATCGGTGCTGTGAGTGTATTGAATAGACTTACACACGCTGAAAGAGATACTCTATATGAGAACAAAGTAAACCCAATCGCTTCATTCCCTGGACAAGGTATTGTAGCATTCGGACAAAAAACATTGCAAGATAAAGCATCGGCATTAGATAGAATCAACGTAAGAAGATTATTGATTGCTGTGAAGAAATTTATTGCATCTACATCTAGATATTTAGTATTTGAACAAAATACTTCTGAAACGAGAAGCAGATTTATCAATACTGTAACTCCTTATTTGGAATCAATTCAACAAAGACAAGGCTTATACGCTTTCAACGTTGTAATGGATGATACAAATAACACACCGGATGTAATTGATAGAAACATATTAGCAGGAGCTATCTTCCTTCAACCAACTAAGACCGCGGAATTCATCGTAATTGATTTCAACATCTTACCAACTGGAGCAAGTTTCTCAGCATAATATTGGAAAGCAGTAAATTGAATATTTATTAATATAAATTAAAAGGAAAGAAAAATGGCAGATGATTTAATATTATCGTATGATAAAATGACTTTCGCTCAGTTTGAGCCAAAGATGAAGAATCGTTACTATATGGAAATGGCAGATACTGGCATTCCAGCATATATGGTAAAGGCGGCAAATAGACCAGAAATTCAGTTTCAAACTGTAAAGATTGACCACATTAACGTTTATAGAAAACTTAAAGGTAAAGGTGAGTGGCAAGATTTAACTATCACACTTTATGACCCAATTGTACCATCAGCGGCACAATATGTAATGGAGTGGGTACGTTTATCACATGAATCTATTACCGGTAGAGATGGATACGCTGAATTCTATAAGAAAAATCTTAACTTCTATATGTTAGGACCTGTTGGTGATAAGATTGAAAAATGGACTATTATGGGTGCATTCATTTCAAGAGCGGCATTTGGTGAACTTGATTTCTCAAGCGAAAACGAACCTGCAACGATAGAATTAACTCTTACATACGATTACGCTATATTAGAATACTAATAATCGATTTAGATATAATAAAGGGATACTCAAAAGGTATCCCTTTTTTTATTTCAAATTTTTTAAATTTATGTATTTATATATACAAACAAAATAAAACACAAAGTTATGAGTGAAAAGCAATTTGATTTTCCAACACAGGTACTTGAGCTTCCATCAAAAGGAAAACTTTACCCAAAAAACAATCCATTATCCTCTGGTAATATTACAATAAAGTATATGACAGCAAAGGAAGAGGATATTCTTTCATCTGCAAATTTAATTAAAAAAGGTATTGTTTTAGACAAACTTTTTGAATCAATTATAGTAGATGATGTTAATATTGATGATATTTTAATCGGTGATAAAAACGCAATTGTTCTTGCAACAAGACTTTTGGGATATGGACCAAATTACAAAATATCGTTTTATTCTAACAAACTCGGTAAAACGATTGAAGCAACTGTAGATTTATCTGAAATCAGAACAAAGGATATTGATGTATCAGATATTCAAAATATCAATGAATTTCAATTTGAAACACCTATTGGTAAAAATAAATTAACATTTAAATTACTTACACATGGTGATGAAAGAGCAATTGATAAAGATATCCAAGCATTAGAAAAAATAAATAAGGATACTTCATTTGAAATTACAACACGATTGAGATATATGATTAAATCGGTTGATGGTAATACGGATATTGGTAGAATTAATAAATTTATCAATAATGAATTTTTGGCTAGAGATAGTAAAGCATTCAGAGATTATGTTAAGAAAGTTTCACCAGATATGAATATGGTATTTAAATATACACATGAAGATGGTGAGGTGGAGGAGGCGCCTATTCCAATTGGAGTAGGGTTTTTTTGGCCTTCCGAGGAATCATAGTGTTCATCTACATACTCAAATATTTGAAATGGTTGAGTATAGTAACGGGTTTACAATCATGGAGCTATACAAAATGCCAACATATTTAAGAATGTTTTATTATGATAAATTAGTAGAATCTAAAAAGAAAGAAGCGGAAGATGTTAAACAAGCACAAAAAGGTAATACATCTTCAAAAGTTAGGATTAAGAGATAGTCCTAACTTTTTCTTTTAATAGATATTTATAGTTTGAATAAGTGTAAATAAACGTAAAATGGCAAAAAAATATAAAATATCAGAAAACAACTTATCTGAATTTTGGGGATTGTTTCGTAGTAACAAAACACCTGAAAAACTTCAAACCATTGTAAACAATGACCCGGTGTTACAAAAGTTACAATCTGATTTAAGAAAGATACACGATAAAGCCGCTGATTATTTGGATAAAGTGAAGAAAGATGAGCCGGATATTTATCAGTATTTGCAAAAACATGGATTCGTAAAATAAAATTTTTGTAAATGGCAGATGTAAGAAGTTTATCCGCTCAAGAGCTAGAAAGACAAAATCAATTACTCAAAGAGCGAGAGCAAATTGAACAGCGAATAGAAGAGCGAAATAAAAGAATGGCTGTTGCTGGTCATGAAGAAATCAAGCGTCTCAAAAAAAGAAATGAAGAAGATAAAACTCATGGCAAAAATTTAGACGAACAATTAAAGAGTTTAAAAGAGGTTGAGGATAAAGCAAGTGATTATGTAAAGTTTTGGGCAGATGCGGCAGAAAAGCAAGAAGATTTTTGGGAAACCTCAAATGATTTTGCAGCATCATTCGCAAAAATGACACCAAAAGTAAAAGAGCTTTTAACCGATTCGAATAATGGTGGTAATCAATTTGCAGCAATAACGGCTAGAATATTAAGTCTTAAAAAGCAGGAAATAAATGCATCTGGAGACGAGTTAGAATCGCTGCAGGAAAGAAGAAAAGCATTAGAAGGTATAAGAAGTACACAGGTAGATGCAGCTGAAGGGTTAGCAACCGAAAGAGAAAATGTGTTTGGTATAACTGATGCACAAAGAAGAAGACAAGAATTCCAAGCATCTATTTTGGGAATGAATGAGGAAGATAGAAAGTTATCAGAACAAATATTCCAATCAAACGAAAATTTATTAAAACAACAGGAACGATTAGTTGAATTACAAAAGCAACAGGATGGATTAGTAGAGCAATTACCAGAAGGTTTACAATCGGCTTTAACCGTTGTAAAGGATATGATAAAAGGGATTGCAGCGGGATTAGGTCCAATTGTAATAATGGGTGCATTATTTGCAGCCGCATTATCATCGTTTACTGAAATACAAGAAGCAAGTAAGAAGTTTAGAGAAGAAACTGGTTTAACAAATTCTCAAACAAAGCAAATTCAAAAAGATGCACATAGTATTGGAGTTGATTTTGCTAAATTGGGTGTGGATGCTGGAGTTGCATATGATAGTATTGCGGCATTTAAAAGCGAATTTGGTGATAGTGTTCCAGTATCAAAAGCGGTAGCGGCCAATGTATCTGTATTAAACAAAAACTTTGGAGTTGCACAAAAAGATGCGGCGGCCGTTAATATGATTTTTCAAAGTATGGCGGGCCTATCTGCCGAAACTGCACAAGGAGTTTCGCAGCAAGTAGCTGATATGGCTAAGTTAGCTGGTGTTGCTCCATCGCAAGTGTTTAAAGATATAGCAGACTCGGCAGCAGATACATATACATATTTTAAAGGTGATGTAAATCTTATTGCTAAACAAGCTATTGAAGCTAGAAGATTGGGTACTACATTAAAGGATGTATTAAAAACAACCGAAAGTTTATTAGATTTTGAAACTGGTATTGAAAAGGAATTAGTTGCAGCAACTTTTGTTGGTGGACAATTTAATTTATCACAAGCCAGAGCTTTAGCATATGCCGGAAGACACGTTGATGCACAAAAAGAATTATTAAGACAAGTTGAGAGAAATGGTAAGTTTGCTGACCAGGATATGTTTACTAAAAAGGCGTTAGCAGATGCTACTGGTAAAACGGTTGAGGACTTGACTAAGCAAATTCTTATGCAAGAAAAGCTTGGACATCTTAGCGAAGAAGAACAAAAAAGAGTTTCTAAAGCTATGGATGCTGGATTGGATATTACTAATATGAGTGAAGACCAATTAAACGCAAAAACAAAAGAATTAGCAAAACAAGAAGAAATCGCAGATAAGATAACCCAAATGGAAAATTCATTTAAAGGTATTGTTGCGGCTGTTGGTGAAGGATTGTTACCATTAATGGAAGCATTAGCACCGATAGTAACTACTTTAGGAAATGTATTTGGTGGGATATTTGGGGCATTAAATTCAATACCAGGTCTATTCCCTGCACTTATTGGTGGATTGACAACAATGTATATTTTAAGTAAAAAAACAGCATTGTTAAAAATGAAAGAAGCAATTGCATCCATTTTTGCCGGTAATGCGAAATTAGGGCCATTAGGATTGATAGCAGCGGGCGCTGGTATAGCTTCTTTGATGGCATATATGGGTAGTGCAAGTGTTAAAGATGCTGGGGATGTATTATCTCCTGCAAATGGTAGAACTCAAATATCAACAAAAGAAGGTGGTTTAGTACAGATATCTCCAAACGATGATTTAGTAGCTGCTCCAAATGCGATTTCAAAATTAAATGAAGCATCAAGAATGGCAAATATGTCAAATATGGGTAGTGGGGTGCAAGGTGGTGGATTGAATGCAAATAATGGTGTAAGTATTTTAATAAACGAAGTGAAAAAGTTAAGAGAAGATATGGGTTCAGGTAAAATTAAAGCAAGTGCATTCTTGGATGGTATAAAGATTACATCAGGTATAACAAATGTATCTGAAAATTCTACGAGAAACAATTTTAGTTACGGACAACGATAAGAAAAAAATAAATAGAAATAATGCCAACTTTAGAAGAATTATTTAAAAATAAAGTAATAACCGAAGGACCGAATGCAGGAAAAACTGCGGAAGATGCATATGCTATTAGAAACAGCAAAGATTTACCTATACAATCTTCAAATTTTTTATTAAGAGGGATTAATAAAAATACAAATCCTAGTCTTTTGGGTGGTGTTATTAAGAGTTTTGATTTTATCGGTAAAATAAACGAAAGAAGAAAAAAGTTTAGTGTTACGGAAGGTGAATCATTTGTAGAGCAAGAACAGGTAGGTTTACAGCAATTTGCAATCACTGCAAGACCTTTGATTTATGGTGGAGATATTTTCAGAATTTTAAATAAAAGAACAACAAGTTTAAGTTATATTAAACAAAAAGCGAATTTAAACAACGGGCTTTCTGGTATTACTGATACTATTGCAAATGCAGCGGGGAATATGGCAAATGATTATATTAATAATTTATTTGCTGGTAAAAAAGGAAAAGATGCAAGACCACCTGCACCGGATTTAACTGCAATAGGAACACAATTAGCGGTAAATGCAGCCGGTGGATTATTAGGCTCAATTTTACCAATGCCGATGGTCCCTTCAAAAGTTGCAGAAGAATTGCAAACAAGAGGAAAGGCTAGTAGTGGTAATAAGGCAAACGATTTTAATAGAGAATATAATAGAGATAAGGCCATAATAACATTAGCAAATTCTTCAAAAGTTCCTGGATTTTTTGCAAATCTTTTAAAAGAAAATAAAAACATATTATCTCAAACTGGAGGAGTTATCCAATCTACGGTAGCGGGAATCGCATCAGGACTTGTAAAATCCGGTGTAAGGTCATTAATAAATTTAGGAGTAAATGCCGTAACAAAAAAGAAAATTGCTGCAAACAAATTACAAGCTGCCGGTGGTGTTCCTGGTAAAACGCCATTAGGAAAAGAAGATACTCCTTGGTCAAGTTATAATCCATATGGTAAATCCGCGGATTATGAAATTACTAGACCGTTAAGTGAACAAACTACACTTAAAGCGATTTTTTTACAAAGGGTAGCAGAAGCCTTAAAAGCAGACCCAAAGGTAACATTACCAGCATCTGCACCAGCTACAAGTCAAAAACAGGCGGATGAAGACCTATTAAATTTTATAAATAAAGAGCCGGCCGGAAATAGTAGTAAACAGTCATTTACTGCTAATGCTAGGGATACCAGGAGAGGAATGTCAACAAAAGGTGATGTGTTAAATCTTTCCGATGACGCGATTTACGATGGTGTTGAAGTTACCGATGCATCTACAAACAGGTCTTTTGATGATTTTGATTTTATTGCTTTAAAATTTTATTCAATTGGATTGGATAAAACGGTTCAATTTAGATGTACTGTAACTGATTTTACCGAAACGTTTACACCATCGTGGGAGACTCACAAATTTATAGGAAACCCATTCCCATTCTACACATATGATAGTGTTGAAAGAACATGTACCTTCAGTTTTAAAGTTTTCTCTTTGAATCTAGTTGAGCATATGAATGTTTGGAAAAAGCTTGATTTTTTAGGAAAACTAACGATGCCACAGGAATTCAGAGGAGCGGCGGGAGCGGTTGTACCGCCTATTATTAAATTTACATTAGGGGATTTATACGTTGCAAAACCGGCGATTGTTGAAACTCTTTCGTTTGCAATTAATCAAGATAGTCCTTGGGAAATTGGTCTAAACAGCAAAATAGCAAATGGTACACAGATGTTACCTATCCCAAATGTAGGGGGATATGTTGCTTTTGTTGAAAATAACATAGTATCGGAAAACCATAAACTCCCAATGATAATGGATATTGATGTATCACTTAAATTTTTGGAATCTAGACAAACAATAGAAGGTTCAAATCTATATGGATATGAACTACCTTCGGTTCTAACATTTGATAATACGGACCCCAAAACAGGCAAACCAATTCCACCTAACTATCTAAAAGTTTAATAAATGGGACAAATAATTACTCTTGATTCATATCTAAATCAACCGTCAAAAGAAAAATACGGAAAGGTAGTTCCACCGCCGGATAAATCAATAAATAATGAACCAGCCGCCGTTAATGGGTTTGATAATCTGTCTCCGATAAAAGTGAACTTCCAAACTATCTCCGATTTAACGAGAAAATATGAAGGTAAGAATTATGATGAAAAAACTGGTACATATTTTACAGCCGCCGATTATACAAAAAGAACCATAGGAGGAACGGCCGGAGTACTTTATCATGGAACATTGTTATTCAATCCCGCAGGTGTATCGGCCCAACTAGCTGTAAAGGGAACTTCCATTGCATTATCGACGGTTAATCTAACATTGGGCGAGGGATATGGTATAGGAAAGGCGGCAACAATAAGTGCAGTTGGTGGGGCGTTTAAAGGTTCTTTAAATGGATATGGTTGGTATAGTGGGGTTGTAGATAAGGTAAGAGACAAAATAGGCACATCTAATTTAGTTGCCCTGGCAGCTAATAATACTTTAGGTCTATGGCAATCGGTTGGTCAAAAGATTTACAAGGGATATCATAAGATACCTGTATATAATCCGGCTAATCTCCTTGGTCAAGGTTCTCACTATGGTATCAGTACTATACCATTACAATGGTTCGAAGCGAATGCATACAAAAAAGGTCTTACAAATGCTTTTAAAATCGGTAAAGACACATATGAACCGTATAATACGGCGTTGAGTACAATTGACCAATTACATCTTCAGAACCACGAATATAAGGCAATTACAATAGTCCCGCCAAATGAAGCAAATGCATCGGTTCAAGACTACATAAAACCATTTACGATGGAGGGAATGACAATACGCTCTACAAACCCCCGTAGTGTCATAATAGATACGGTGGACCCAACTCCACATAAAATACTAAGCAAACCACCAGTTAAAGAAAAAACGGAAATAGAGAAGCTTCAATCGGTGATAGCTGAATTTGATAAAAAATATCCAGATAAATGGGTTGCGAGATTAGAAAGAATACTTCAACCAGAATTATTTGCCAATTATGATAAAGCAAAAGATGAATTGGGTAAACTCAAAGCAGAAAAAAATCAGAATGTCTCCACAAAAGTAATAATGTTTTTAATAGGAGGATTGGTAAAATCGCTTGAACAAGTGGGTTCTGGATGGGAGGGCTCTGGTAAATTAAGGAATGGGATAGATTATAATGATGAAATTATTAATAAATTAGCACAATTTAAATCGGATTTGGAGCAAAGTGGTGGTAAATTTGAAATTAAACCGGACGGAGGCTTTCTTTTTTACAGGCCACCGGCTGACGCAGAAAGAAAACCAGCTGCGATACCTGAAAACTTAAAGGTATTATCTACCCTCATCAAAGACTCGCCTGATGATGGTGGCAAGGCGGCTAGCAGTAGGCAAAAATGGGCTGAGAAGTTACTTACAACCGGGAATGCGAAAATAATACGAGCACAGGTTGCATTGGCAAATAAGAACGCCTGGACAAAAGCTTACTGGAACTTTTACAAAAATAATCCAACTCTGGTAAAAGGAAAATGGCATGCAGATGTTATTCCGTTATTTTATACAGCAAATCCACAATATGCACCCAAAAGCTGGAAAGATTCTCAAAAAATAAACCAAATGCGTGCAGATTTTTATGCCAATCCATCTATCTACTAATATCAAGAATGAATTTTATAAATTTTAATAATTAATTGTATGAGATATAGAACAAATCCAATAAAACAAACAATAGACGGAAAAGTGGTATATCTACCAACAATCCTACCAGATATTCCAGAATCACCAAGTGATATATATGTTGCCACCGAAACTGGTGATAGATTAGATTCGTTGGCGTACACTTTTTATCAAGATTCAAATTTATGGTGGATTATAGCAGCTGCAAATAAAATTCATAATGCGCCAATCGGGTTTCCTGATGGGACGATATTACGAGTGCCGTTGGCATATCAGGCTATACTTTCCCAATTAGGTTATTAAAAATAAAATATATATAGAATATGGCATATCCAATATTTGGTAGTATTGATGGAGGTGTGTACAACAACATACAAACATCGGGTAAAGCACCATACGGTTCAGGTCTAGATATAACACAAGCATCATCAGAATTGGTGCCATGGGTTCGTATTATATCTGCAACCGATAGATTAAAAACTCCGAAAACAAGTAATGATTTTGGATTGATACTTTATTCAAATCCAGATGTGCCAATGTTTGCGGATTATGGTACATTTAAAAAAACTCCCGGTGCTATGCTATATTCTTCAATAAATCAAACGCCAAGTTTATATGGGGGAAAAAAAAGTAGTGGTATGCTTGGTGTGGATTTTAGTGGTAATCCCATTTATCCTTACTTAACACCGTGGACGGGGGACCTTGTATTAAGACCCGGACCATTGGTAACTTCTATGGAAATAAAAGAAGGAAAAGACCAAATATCAAGACATTGTACATTAGTGGTTAAATGTTTTTCACTTGCTCAAGCTGAAATGTTACAGGAATATTTAATGGAACCAGGACATACCTTATTCGTTGAATACGGGTGGAACACGGATGCATCTTCTGCGGAATTAATAGATATTTCTACTCCTGGAACAATCATATCTGAAGCAACTGATGTGGGATTGGATTATAGTTTATTACAAACTAAACGTATAAATTCGTATGGTGATTATGATGCCTTTTATGGATTTATAGTGGGTGGTTCTTTGAGTTCGGAAAATGATATATTCAATTTAACAATTAATTTAAGAGGTGCACCAGGATTACCAGTATTTCTACAAGGGCAGCATACTTATTTAGAATTGGATAAAAGTACAAAACAGGTTAAAAACCTACCAACAACACAAACGTATTCAATAAATGATATTGATGAGGTAGCGACCGGTGCAAGCAGAGGTAAAACAATGGGTGGTAGAAGGTATAAATGGATGTTTAACAAACTACCTGGAAATAGACAAACACCGGAAGTTAAAGCTATAATTCAAAAAGTATATGATACCGACCAATATGGTTGGTGGGATTTATTAAATTATGATTATAAAGTTTCACAAGAAGTAGCCAATGCATTAGCGGATACATTTATTACTTCTATAAAAGAATTATTTGGTCAAAAAGAATTTAGTGTTGGTGGATTAACCGTTCCAAAAGATAAATTAATTTCTGAAAACCGATATATACGATTTGGAGCTGCAATTGATATACTTAATGCAAATAATGGATTGTGGGCATATAAAATGGGAACTAAATCGGTTACTTGTAGAGTAAATAATTATGGATTGATTGGAGCATTTCCAAATATGTTTTCTACCAAACCAAGTAAACTAATAATACCTGGAAAAATGCCGGACTTTTATCAATATTATTGTAATCCAACGCCGGTATCAATTCAGGATATTTTAACAAAAAATTTTATAGATAACCGTATAGATGGATACGCGTTCCAAGCGAGTTCTGGCAAATACGTGCCCACATTATTATCGTTTGTACAAGAAGTGGACATACCTGGTACTATTACCGCAGGTGGTTATTATAATGGATTTTATGAAAAAGCTGGGTATTATGGAAAATTAGAAAATTTATACATAAATTTTAATGTATTTATAAACGCATTAAAAAACTCATCAAATAAATCAATGAGAGATGTGTTGGTTGAAATGTGTAACGAAATGTCATCTGCTGTAAACTCATTTTGGAATTTACAAGTTATTGAAATACCAATGGATGACGGTATTAAATTACAAATAATTGATGAAAACTGGAGAGGATATCTTGCCAATAAGAAAAAAACTGTAAAAGAATTTTTCCATTCAGGAGAACAATCAGTCTTTTTAGAAGCAACTTTGGATATAGATATTCCACAAGAAATGACAAACCAAATTGTTTTAAAAAGAGAAGATTATTCAAGTAATCCTGATTCACAAGGATTAGATATGGGAGGATTATTTGGCAAATCAAAAGATAGATTTTTTGATGAAGTAGATTATAGAAAAACCAGACTAACCACAGCATCATCTCCCAAAACAGCCTCAACACCATCTCGTGTCCCAGCCGATATACAAAAAGAAATTGATACATTATTAGCTAGTTTAGTTAAAACTAGTAAAACATCCAGCGGCCGAAGTGGAATTATATATGAAACTGATACGTGGAAGGATTCCGCGGGGAATCTTGTTTATACGGAACAACGAACTAATAGTATAGTGACCTCAAATAAATACAATCGTGGTATATCCGAGGCGGATAAATTATTGGATTTACGAAAAGAATTCGCTACCGTAACAGCTGCGATAAAAGATGTGGCAGAGACAGCTTTGAGTACGAATTTAAATAAAATTGATGTTATACCAAATCCAATTACAAATATAATTGTACCAATGGCATTGAAACCTGCAGCCGGTTTTACTGAGTTTAATAAAAACTTTAAAATATATTGTTGCGATGATACTCAATTATTTGACATTATGAAAAATAATGCATTTGAAGCATATAGTGGTGTTGAAAAAACATCACACCCACTACCGATAAAATATACTTTTAAAATTTTGGGAAAAAGCGGTTTAAGAAGGGGTGATACTTTTAATGTTATTGGTATTCCTAAAAAATATAGAGACTTTGGATTTTTCCAAATAACTCAAATAGAACAAACCCTTGAGGGTAATAGTTGGTACACAACCGTAATCGGACAATATTTTCAGCAATTAAAATCAGTATAATGGCAATAGATATTATTACATATGTTAGAGCTAAATCAACAAATGAAGATGAAATTACACAATTAGATATAAAGACACATGTCCCAACTCCGGATGAAAATGATTATGCAGTAGGGTATATTGTTAGATACTTTTTACAAAAGGTAAATGATACGGACGCTACTATATATGAAATAAGTAATTACGTTCAGGATGCAGTACAATCGAATGGGCTATATAAAATTCAATCTATAAAATGGAGAATTATCGGAACTCCACAAGATATTATGGATTCTAATAAAAAATCAATTTCTTTAGCATTAGAAAACATGCCAAAACTTTCACTATATCTTCCAAATCTTTTGCAGTTTGCAAAAATAAAATAATTTGGTAATCTAAATTATTATTCGTATATTTACATAATTATATGGGGATGCCATGGATTTGATTGCGATGAGAATGGTAGTACCACACGTAGACAGAAGTGCTAGATGTCTTTAAATCTGTACAAAACAATAACTGACGTAGAATTATCTACTTGGACCTTTGATGATGTAATGTCATTCATGGGTGCTGATTTAGCTGTAGCAGCCTAATCACCTCCCGTATCACTCATGGGGTTTAAAAAAGAAGTGAACAAAAAGGAGCTCTACCTATCGGCTCTCTAAAACTGATGGGTTGGTGGAAAGCTGTACTAACCATACGGCCCCAATTATTTTGGAAAGTTTGTAAGATTAAACTTTATCCTAAACGTGTGACATGCTGGTATTATGATTACTTCGTAAGACAGGGGTTCGATTCCCCTCATCTCCACCATTTTTTTGAATCCTCAATTTACATTTGGTAATTTGGGGATTTTTTCGTATATTTGTATAAATTTGTTTATATGGGAAGGTGGCCAGAACCGGCAAAAGAAAAGCCTACAAAGTTTGAAATAACCTATAAAGATGATGATGGGTGTGAATCCGTATGGAAATATGATTTGAAAAAATTTCCAAATGGACCGATAGAGGTTACAAATAAGTTTCCGCCACATTATGAGAAGGCGTTGAAAAAACAACAAAAGGAAGCTAAATTGGCAAAAAAGCAATCAACATTAGAAAAAGCAAAGGCTGCAAATAAGAATGATAAGGATAGTAGAAAATATTGGTGAGATTGATGAATTAAAGAGGATTTTGGAAACTGAACCATCGGTTTGGTATCCTATGTGGGTGGATAACGATAAACATCCACGAAACACACATATATCCTTTATTTTCGTAAGAACTTTGACGGACCGATATATCCTACCACATCAACATACAGACTCTCTATCACTCTCTAAATCACTAATAGAGGGTATCTTAAATACAAAAGGGGATAAGTGGGTATTCCAAAAGAAAAAGCTACTACAATCGTTTCAAAATATAAGGGAAGGATTGAATGACATTGATACCGCTTATTTCTTAAAAACAGGTGAAACGATAGACTACCAACAACCACTACAACACCTGGTAGCTCCCTTATTACACAAAGGTTACAAAGAAGATGTCATTCAATCTATTCCCATTCTTAAACTTGCGGAAGCGATAGAACCGGAATTAAGAAAAACTTATAGACAAAAATCTAAAACTTATAATTGGTACAACGATATCTTCATTCCAACCCTTTCAGAGATTGAGGGATATGGGGTTCGGGTCGATGAGAAAAAATTTATTGATAGATGGCCACAAGCCCAGAAACACTTAAAAGGAGATGTGGTATATACCGAATACAATCCATTCACCGTAACCGGTCGTCCATCCAATCGTCATGGTGGTGTGAACTATGCGGCATTGAATAAATCGGATGGTAGTAGAGATGTGTTTGTATCGGATGGGATATTCTTACAAATGGATTATAATGCGTATCACCCTCGTCTTATCGGTAAGTTGATTAAGTTCGAAATGCCGGATGGTAACGTACACCAATGGTTAGCTGACCAATATGGGTGTAGTGTTGAGGAATCCAAAGGGGTTACGTTCCAATTATTGTATGGTGGTATTGATGATGATTTCCGCCAAATTCCATACTTTAATGCCGTAGCTGATTACATTGATAACCTATGGATTGAAACACAAAAGCTGGGGTACTTACAAACACCCCATCGTATTATTCCTTTGGAGTGGATTGAACAACCAAACCCACAAAAAGTATTTAACTATCTACTACAAGCGGTTGAGACTGAGATGAACGTAGATGTTATGGGAAAGGTATTGGATTATATAAAGGGGAGTGATATAAAGTTTTGTTTATACACATATGATTCATTCCTTTTTGATGTTCCTACTGATGTGGATAAAGAATTGGTTAAAGGATTGAAGGAAATCATTGAAGGTAGTGGGTTTCCTGTAAAAGCAAGTTGGGGTTTAGATTACGGAAAGTTATAACAGTCATATTTATATTATATACAAAAATATGCTATAATATGAAAAAATTGATGTTTCTTTTATCGTTTTTAATCGTTTCCTTAACATCGTTTGGACAACTACCTGATGTGAGAGTTAAGAATGAAGTGTTTGAAGTACTTTATTCACAATCGTTAGAACAACCACTAATCATTAAGTATCGTTCTACAAACCGCCCTACAAATGTTAATAGAGGTCATATGGATTTCTATATGGAGAAGGGAATTAAAACTTCAGATGGTGAAGATTATAAAGGTAACATTTATGATAAAGGACATGGGGCTCCTGCGGCAACATTCTCTGATAATGAAGCGAATTTGAAGCAGACGTTTTCATATCTAAATTCAATAATGCAAAATCAATATCTTAATAGAGGTGAGTGGAGAATGTTAGAAGAACAAATTCGTAAGTGGGATGATGTAGAACCAATCACCGTTTTAATAAAAACTTTTTTTGATACTCCTGTTAAAAGAGTACCAACTGGGGCAGCAATCCCATCATATTTACAAAAACACGTTTACTTTGAAAAATCAAATAAATGGAAATGTTTTGTATTTCTAAATGAAAAACCAAAATTTCATTGGGACGAATTAGAAATGATATGTGAACCGGCTGACCACAAATTTTAATGAATTATGAACGTATCTCAATTAATTAATGAAATTCTTACCGAATGGGCATACCGAGTAGATGATGGAATGCCAAATCCAAAAAACCCAACCCATATAAAAGAGTTGGGTATTGTGCTTTCTGAAATGGGTCTATCTCATATCAAAAACCAATTGGTTGAAAATCTATTAACTGAAAAAGGAAAAACTCCAGAAAAGCGTGTTGTAGAAGCGGATAAGCAATTTAAAAATCCTATTTTAAATAAAAGTATAAAATACAAAAATACTAAAGGAGAAGATACCGAAGGATTGGTTGGTAACCTTTTGAGATTACCGGCTGAACATCCTGGTAGAAAAGCAGCGGAAAGAATGTTACCACCGGAAGGGTCAGAGGAAAGAGATACAATTAATAAAGATTTAGGTGGTGAAAACCAACCAGAAAAACCAGAAGCACCAACGGATGATAAGGGTGGTGGGGAACAGCAACCAAAAGAAGACCCAATTCAAAAAGCGGCTCCAATGTTTGACCCTAAATTAGACCCTGCTATGGGAGTACGTTTAGATAAAGAAAAAGAAACTCTTGCTCAATTGGCAAAAGATGATGAAGAAAAGGATGCGGAAGCTGAAAAAGAAGTTAAACCAAAAGAGGAAACTGAATTTAATCCAATAGCAGCTGTAGATGTTCAAAGTGAAATACCAGAAGCCGATCCTGACACATTTGGTGGTGAATCTGATATACCAGATGGAATTGGCGAAAAAGAATTAGAACAATTTAATACTGATATAAAGAAAGTAAAAGATATTGTTGCCGATGCAAAGGCTAAAGGTGAAAAAGCACCAAACATTAACCTTTGTCAAATAACAGTGCCTGGTACCAACTTATATTGTGATGATAATTTAGGTATTCCAAGAGCAGAGATGCCACAATTTAAAGGTAAAGCAATTGAGGGTAGTAGAGCGGCTAATATGCCAGTTGATGCGAGTGGTGAAGTAGATACTGAACCTGTATTCAAAGAAATGTTGAAAGAAAAAGGAATTACTGTTTCACAAACCGAAGTTCCCGCTGATAAATTAAAAGCAACTCAATCTGAATTGGTTGGTGCTAAAGTGGTGGGAATGATGGGAGCATTGGAAGAAAATCCAGAGCATGAAAAAATTACTGCACCAATTTATGTAAGTAGAGATGGATATGTAATTGATGGACATCATAGATGGGCGGCTATAGCGGCATATAATGCAGCACATTCAGATTCCCAAATACCAATGAAAGTTCAGGTAATTGATATGGATATTAAAGATGCTATCCCAATGTGTAATAAATTTGCAGAAGATATGGGTATAGCAGCTAAAAAAGCAGATGCTAATAAGGAAACACCAACTGAACCAAAAGCTGCAGAAGTAAAATCAAATGAAACCGATCCTGAATCAAATGTAAAAACATTTAAAGGTGAATCATCTGGTAAAGAAATTAAAACAATTGAATTTGAAGGTGGCGGATACCTTTTTGGAACCGTTCATAGAGACGAAAAAATGGTTGATGATATTGTAAATCAGGTAAAAGCAACTGTGCCAAAAGAAAAGTGGAAAGATATTGTATTTGTTGGTGAAGGTGGTGCAACCGGTAATAGTGGTGAATTGGAGTTCAATGATGAAATGATACCTGCACAAGAAAAATTTAAAGAAATGGGTGCGGGTGTGGATAGTTTTGATGGAGATGCATTAGATGTACACAAACCCGAATCTGAATTATATAAATCACAAGAGAAACAAACTGGTCTTTCACAAAGTAAAATCAAAGCTGGTAATTGGGCTAGTATGATTGGACAAGGTGAGGGTACTGATACAATGGAGACATCTAAATTTTTAGATGATGAAGGTAAACAATTCTTACAAGATGCAGCTAAAGAAGCAGGATTGCCTCCAATAGAAAATTTCGATAACCCAACAGGTGAAAAGCCAAGTGAAGAAAATGGTTGGAAAGGAACGGGTGATAAAGGAACATTATATAGATTGTCTTTTCCAGACGATAATGGCGATAGAGAAACAGGGGTAAACGATGTTCAAGTTGCATTTAATAAAGCAAGAGACCTTAATATTATTAAAAAACAAAAAGAATTATCTGCACAAGGTAAAATACCGGTTGTAGTTGCAGGTGAGGGACATGCTGATTTAGTTGATGATATATGGAGACAAAAAAACAAAAACGAACAAATTCAAATGAAAGAAGAATTATTACCATTAGTTGATAAAATGATTGGTCAAATTATTGAAGGATTTATTGAAGAAGCTAATCCGAAACCATCTCAAACACATCCTGGATATTATCATAGAGGGGGTGGGTATTATTCTAAACAAGCTGATGGTGATATTACACATAAAACCGATGATGGTGCTTTAAGAAAATTAACAGCAAAAGAAAAAGCAGATAAGAATAAAACAGCAGCTCCTAAACCAAAAGCACAAGTTGGTAAAACAATTGCTCCAAGTGGATTTAGACAAACCAAAGATTTAAAAAAATCAACTCCAAAGGCAGAACCAAAACCGGTAACTACGGATAATTCAATTCCATCGGTAGTTTCTAATGGATTAAATAATGGTAGTTTACAATCATTGAGAAGTGTAAATGCAAAATTGATTTCAGATAGAGATAAGGGAATAGCTGGAGCGGGTGGTCCTGTTGCATCATATGGAGAAGCTGCACTTACTACATTTGCAAACAAATTACAAGAAGTTGGTGGGTTTGAAGGATATGTAGCGGGAAATAAAAACGCAGTTGCTAAAAAAGTTGGTGAAATTAGCAAAAATAGAAAAGCATTTAAAAGTTCAATAGAAACCGTGGCTAGACAATTGGGATTTGTTTTACCAAAGGATGAAGCTAAAGTTTTAGAATATATTGGTGCAAGAATCGTATTTGGTGATAATGAATTGGCTAGATTGAAAAAAGATAAAAATTCATTATGGTATAAAACCGGAAAACAAGGATTTGGACAAGATGAAGATGCGTTTAGAGCATGGGCTAGAGCGGATTTTGATGGAGCAATATCAACTAGAATATTAATTCAAGAACAATCTAAAATTGATACAAGCAAAGATTATATTGTTATACAATCAGACCCAAAGAAGGGTGGACATGATGATGGTATTATAAACCATTTGAATTCTAAATTAGAACAAGCGAAAGCAAAAGGTAATAAGGATGATATAGCACATTATCAAGCCGAAGTATATGCGTTTACTAAATTAGGATTCCATGATACTATGGCAGTTGGATTTGATAAGAAAGGAAGAACAACTGTGTTCAGTATTACAAATAAAAAACAAGATGACTTACAAGATATATGGGGTAATACAACTCCTGAATATGCTTTAAATTTAATTAAAGATTCTTTTGGACCTAAAGTATCTGGTACGGTTGTAAGTGTTATTGAAGATGGAATACTTAAAGTTTCAAATAGTAAAAAAGCAACAACAAGAATGTTTTCTACAATGAAATTAAATGATGATTTTGTTGCTGTATGTGATACACCACAAATGAAAAAATATATGGGACAATTAAAATCTCATAAAAAATTCAATCAATGGTTATCTGATAAAAAATATAATCCAACCGAAACAAAAGAGTGGTTAGTTCTTGCACAAAAATATGCAAAAGAAAACGATGATGCTCCATACGAACCATTTGGAAAATTTGTACATAAAGTTGGTGAGTTGGCGCAAGTTGGACCGTTTGTAAGAAAACATACTGAAATTAATTTTGAATCTTCTGCAGTTAAAAAAGCAGTTCAGAATAAAAACGATGAAAAGGAATTAACTGCAGCGGTGCATAGAGATGTAGTGGATTCAATAGCGGAAGCAGATAAAGTAGCTGGATATCCTAAAAAGGATGGTGTAAATGGTCCACATACACAAGCATATCTTACAACTGTAATGCATTCAATGCACTTTGATTTGATGGTTGAAAACTTTGATGGTAATTTAGGAGCTATCACAGGTATAAGAGGTTCAGTTCCATCAGACTTTAGAGAATGTTTAACGAAATTAAGTGGATTTAAAGGTGAAATCAAAACAAAAGAAGGAAGAGATTTACTAAATAAACACTTATTACAAAGATGTAAACTAAATCCACAAACAAGAGCTATTGAAATTACAAATGAAGAAGGTACTAGTGTTTTGGCAGAAGATACTTGGAGAACTGCCGGTACATCTCAAAAAGTAGAAAAGAAACTTGGTGGTGGTTTAAGAAGTTGTATTACTAACAGAATTGATAAAAGACAAGCTGATAAACGAGCAAAGGGTATGTAAAAATACCCTTTCATCCGTTTTTTCATATTTATAGATGATATAAAAGAAAAGGGAAAAGCGGATGAAAACACAGTTACTATGTACGTTTACAACGAAGGGTGAGTTACAGAATACATTACAATTAATTAGAGAAACTTACCACATCGTTTATAATTACATTTATATTCTCCAAAATAAGGCGAATTTAGATGAATTATTTATCACGTACAATATTGATACAGCATTCCAACCGGATACTCCGTTGGAAAATACAATTTTAATACATAGAAAAAAAGAGTCTAACTCACTTTATACTATTAATGCTCTTAACGAATTGGTTAAAGAGGAAAATGGTGGAGTGTTAGATACTTCTTTTGTCATCAATTGGCAGAAGTTTAAAAATTCAATCATATTAACCAATGCCGAAGGTACTAAAAAAATTCAAACAAGAGTTTTTGAAGTAATTGACTTTGGTGAAGGAAAAGAAGTTATAACTGAAGAACGCAAATAATATTATTATGTTATTAAAAAAAGGTGATAACAACGAAAACGTAAAATTGATGCAGGAGAAATTAGGTATCTCTCCGGCAGTTACTAACTTTGGACCTAAAACCGAAGCAGCAGTAAAAGAATTCCAATCTAAACATGGACTTCCTGCAGATGGTATTGTAGGTGATGCAACTTGGGCTAAAATTATGGGAGAGGGAACTCCACCACCGGCACCAGCAGCACCAATAGCACCAGTAGGTGGCTTAAAATTAGATAAATTAAAAGGACACATTCCTGATGCAGTAATCGCTATGATTCCTGATACGGCAGCTAAGTTCCAAATTAATACTCCATTGAGATTAGCACACTTCTTAGCACAATGTGGACATGAGAGTGGTGGATTTAGAGTAACACAAGAAAACCTAAACTATTCGGCTAAAGGATTGGCTGGTATCTTTAAGAAATATTTCCCAACTGAAGCAGCGGCAACTCCATATGCTAGACAACCACAAAAGATTGCAAACAAAGTATATGCAAATCGTATGAGTAATGGTTCGGAAGCAAGTGGTGATGGCTACAAATTCAGAGGTAGAGGATATATCCAATTGACAGGTAGAGATAACTACACTCAATTTGGTAAAGCAATTGGTGAAGATA